GAGATGAAAGAATGAGACGCAAGGATACAGATTGGTTTAAACAGGCAAAGATAGAAACTGCACATTTAAAAAAAACAGGAATACCACGCTGTATGACTTGCAAGGTTAATTTCAAAAAGATAGACAAATATCAATGGACACCAAAGTGCAAGTGCATTACAGGGAAGTTTATAATAAGTTTGGGGTAAAATATGGCATACAGCGAAAACCATTCTGAAGATGATAACTTGCATAACGGAATATTAAAGAAGTATATCTTTAAAAAAACAGTAATACATAATGATAATACCTGCGACAAGTGCTGTAAAAGAGTAGGCAAAGCTAACCTGAAACCCGTATCTTTTATGTATTTAGACAAGAACGATAAAATGCATCCGGATATGGGTAATGGGTATCGGCTTTATTACTGCTGTCCCTCTTGTTTTAAGGAAGGAGTATAGTAGGAAGGCATAAAAAAGGAGTTGAGAGAATGAATATAAATGCAAAAAGAATAGAAGACGCAATAAAAGAGCATTGGGGTAAAAAGTGTAAGGAATATGTATCAACTTGTGTAGTTTGTAAAGTTTGGAGAGAATGGGAGTTAAGGAAAAAATGACAACCGATACTGAAGGTTCAATAGAATGGCTAAATAAAAGATGTATAGATAAGTGTAACCAGATAATTGATGACTTAAAAAGTTATAGCTTGATAGAAAAATACTTGATATTAAACAATTTGCTAATATCATTAAAAGATTTAGCAAGGGAAGATGGTATAGAATTTGAAGATTTAACGATAGCAAAGAGGAAAGAATGATAACCGACACTGAAATCCAATGTAGTTATTTTCGTGCCTATAAGTCAGATAAAAGTCATTATTTACATTGTCCTGAATGTATTAACAAGCTGGAGAAGATGCAAAATGTGTGAAGATTGTTTAAAAGGAACTGTTGGATATTTACCTGAAGGAATGACTATACCTACACACGTTATAAGAATTCTGCCATCTGGACATTATGATGTTAAACCTATTTATTCTGATAATTATTTTATAGGGAAGAAAAAGGAGATAAAACAATGAGGTCAATTAATCTTACAAAGAAAGTAGCAGAATGAGGTGGAAAAATGAGTCATGAAACGCAATTAATAATATTGAAAAGGATAGAAGAAATTGATAATATGGGAATAACAAAGTCATTAACACTTGGCAAACTAAACAAATTATTGCAAGAGAGAAATCAATTATATGCCGAATTGAGTAGATATTATCAATTAATGTTGAATGAAAATATAAAATAGATGCAGAAGGAAATGAAAAAATGATAACCGACGCTGAAATCAGAGAACTGCGAAAGAGAAATCCTTATGATAATGATAAGGATTTCAAAAGATGGAAAGAAATTTGGAAAGAAGCTTGTGAAGAGCTGGAGAAGATGCAGAATGAGCGATAAAATAATGTGTTTGGGTGTATTATTTATAACAATCGGGCTTATATTTGTATTTATGGAAAAATATATTACATTTTGGTTGCTTTTAATTATTGGAACATTTTTATTATATTTAGGAAAAAAAGATATGGAAATGCAAAAGGAAATGAAAAAATGACAACCGACGCTGAAATCAATATGATAGAGAATTGGACAAATGATTTAATTATTTCTTTATATAACGGTAAGGATAAAAGATGGAATATATCAAGAAGCCTAAAAGAAGCATATTTAAAAGGAAAGGAGATGAAATAATGAACGAAATAAAAGATATGCCAAAAATTGAAAGTCCTTTTGTTAGAAAAGAAATTGATGGAAACTATATAGTAATTCCAGAAATTACAGAAGGCTATGAATGGGTATTTAATGATGATGGAGTAATAGCCATTGAAAAACTACATGGAACAAATGTAAGTATTTTAATCCAAGATGGCATTATAACTTCGGTATGGAATAGAACTGAAAGAATACCTTTTTTTAACAAAGGCAAGAAATATATTATAGAAGCCGTATTGAATTCTTATGAGAAAGGTTATATGGAATTTCTGCCAGATGGACAACACTTTGGTGAAGTTATTGGCGAAAAAATAAATGGCAACCCTTACAAGATTCAAGGACATCTTTGGATGCCGTTTAATACTTATTGCAAAAAACATCTGGCATATACCAGCTGGGGTAAATATCCGAAAACATTTGAGTCCATATCTGAATGGTTTAAAACTTTAATGCCGTTATATGCAATGAAAGGAGGAGACAAGAACGGCTTTGTTGAAGGTGTTGTATTTTATCACCCAGATGGCAGAATGGCAAAACTTAGAAAAGATATGTTTGATTGGTATGTTGGAAGGAGACATAAAGAATGAGTAATAGTTAAACAAGGAGGCAAAAAATGAATCCGATTCTTGAAATACGATGTTTTTATTGCGGTTGGATACAAAAAAGTTCAAGCAGGAAACATATCTGCTGCTTTCATTGCGGTAGATCTTACAAATTTTCCGGTAATCTAGTAGTAAGCGGACCCATAAAACAAAATCCAAAGCCGCTTGAGGAATGGTAATGGCAACGTTACAAAAAGAAACTAAAGACAAAGAAGAGGTATTTTGGATATTGAAAGATCTTACCGAGTTATTCTGCTTTTATTGTAAAAATGAATTAGAACTTCCGTTTTACTGGGACGACAAGTCTAAACTCTGTATCTGTGCTAAATGCAATAACGGAACGATAAAAATGGGTAAAACTCAAGCAACTTCAAGTGAGGAACAAGGCATCGAACAGAAACGCAGTAAGATACAGTATAACTTGACTGCAAAAAAACCTGAAAAGGAAGTCTACTGTATTAAAGGCGTGAAATAATGGCAACTAACGATTTTATTATGTTATAGTTTACTTGGAACAATAAAGATTGCAATATTAAATTCAAGAATATGTTTAGAAACTATATAAATTAAAATAACCTTTATAGTATATAAATCTTTATAAAGTAGTTATACTTAGAAATAATATTGTATTTAAAGGGGGAAACAAAAATGGTATCAAATAATGGAATTATAGAAGACGTCATGCAGGCAACTGGCAAAACTGGTGTTATTTATTGGAAAGTAAAAATCGATGGATTAACATATACAACATTTGATAAGACATTATCTTCTTTTAAAAATAAAAGAATACATTTCAATTTTGAACAAAAAGGAAAATATCTGAATTTAAAAGATTATGAATTAGATACTGTTCAAGAAGAAATGGTAGGTTCTGAAGTTAAGACTACTATAACAAAAGTATCGGGGCCGACTGCAAGTCCATCTGTAACAGAACGTGTAGATAAAGCTTACCAACAATCTAATTACTATGAAGAAAAGGAAAAAGCCAAGCAAGAGTTCGAAGATAGAAAACAGATATTAATTGTAAGACAGAGTTGCCAGGATAGGGCTACTCAAATTGTGCTTAAAAGTATAAAAGATACAGAACCAGTCTTAAATACAACTATGGTAATTGGTATCATCCAAGACGAATTAGAAAAACTTATATGGAAAGATTTGAAAGAAAAGACAGAGGAAACAAAACAATGAAAATAATGGAAGATATTAAACAACTTTTAACTGCCACAAAAGTAAAATGGGCATTAGAAGATCATAGGGCAAAATTGAAGTATATGGAAGAATATTTTATAACTACAAATGAAAGAATTGAACAACTTGTAAATATAACAAGTTCATTAAATCATAATTATGTTGTAGATCAATTAAATAAAGAATTTAAAAAAGGTCAAACTTTAGACAAATCTAAAGAAGTCGATATAATAAAAGATGCAATAGATATAGGTTCACGTATTAAAAAAGGGATAAAAAAGAGTTGAAACAATGAATCTACTAAGTTTTAATAAGAAATATGCTAAAATGACAGGAGATGAAATATCTAAATCTTCAGAATTATCTTGGTATGAAATTAATGATTTATTCGAACAATTCATGAAAAGAATCCCTTTAAAAACAAAAGATAGATTTGAAATAGACCAAGAAATTTCAAGAATATTAAAATTACAACTTACCCTTGATAAAGATAATCAATTAGAAAGAAGATATTGGGAAGGTTATTTACAAGCATTAGGACATTTTATATCAAAAGAAAGGGGGATAAATAATGGTAAAAACCAGGAAAAAAGGCAATCGAAGGGAACTCCAAACGGAAAAGATATACCAAAGTTGGGGCTATAAAACGCACAGGGCAGGATACCAGAGATTCAAGCATAACGACATCTTCGGTATTGCCGACATCCTTGCCATAAATGGTGAGAGTTTAGAATTTATCCAAGTTAAAAGCAACAAATGTGACAATAAAACAAGGAATGAATTAAAGGAATTAATCAATCAGTTAAATAATCCAAACATTACAGGGAGTATTTGGATAATTAAAGATAGAAAAGAAATCATTGTTGAAGTATATGGATTTTGTAATTTCAAGGTGATATATACTTATGATAAGATTACTAATTATTTAACTGAAAAACTATTTGAGGAAAAGACTAATGCGGGAACTAAAAGTAACTAACTTAATTAAAGGCAGAGAAAAGTATTTCGCTATAGTGGAAAACGAACAAGGAAAAGAATATGATGTCTGGTACGATCCGAATAAAGAAACCTATTCATGTTGTTGTTTACATGGTTCCTGGTATAGATGGGCTCCAAGATTTAGGAATATTATTTGTTGCCATGCAAAACAATTGATAATAGAGATAGAAAAAGATGAACTAAATGGAGAGTGATTAAAATGATGGGAAAACTAAGAGGATGGCTGTTAAGTAAACTTATAGGAAATCTTACGGTCGTGGCAAATGTCAGCTTGGAAAATGTAAGAGTTTCAAGACCATTGGACTATTTCGATGGAGCACAATACTTTGAAACAAGGTGTCATTCAGAATATGACAATTACATAGTTCCTATTGAAACGGAACCTGAACAGCCAAAACAGGAAGACAAGAAACCAAAATGCAGAAGGAGATGAAAGAATGAATAGATGTAAATATTGCCATAACTTTTATGAGGGAAAAGTTAAGAATAGTGTCAAGATATTAAAAAAAGGATTAGTATTTACTCAGTCAGATTATTGTTCAGATATATGTTTAGACAAATCAAGATTATGTGATGCAAAAAGAATTGTAGAAAATATAAAGGAGATGAAAGAATGATGATTAGGATACAAGCAAGACAAACTGGCAAGACATATGATATTGCCCAAGCAATGAAAAAAGCGTAAAAAGGAAATTAATCTGAAAAATGGTATTAATGACAAATAGAGAACGAGAAGTAATGCGGTTGGTAAATCAGCAAGACAGAAGTCATTTAAACTGCCTTAGAATCAACGTGGGCAACACTTTTTTGCATGAGTTGAGCAAGTTCAAGTTATTCTGGGAACTGCGTTCTAATGGAGTTAACGTAATCGCAGAGGCACGTTGTAAAGAAAAAAGAACAGACTTACTTGATTTAAGTAGTGGAATTTGTTGGGAAATTGCAATAACCGAACCTATAGAATCATTAAAAGAAAAAGAAGAATATTATAAAAAAATAGGTTTAAAAATGAAAACAATAAAGGTGAAACAATGAAATATTATAATGATAAAATCTGTTTAAAGATGTTTTGGGAATTATTCAAGAGGGCAATAAAATGGTAAGTGACTTTGTTATTGCAGGAATAATGGTGCTTGGTATAGCTTTAGTGATATACATAGTGTATAAAATGGGTGATATGAATGGAAAAGGAAAACCAAATTATAATTAACTGCTTGTGCGGAAATAAAGTCAAGATAGAAGACGAAGGAAAATGCAAATCTTGTGCCATAAAAGGAAAAAATAATCCCATGTATGGAGTCCATAGATTTGGAAATACAAATCCGATGTATGGTAAACACTATATTAGTCATAGATTAGGTAAAAAATGTTCAGAAGAAACAAAATTAAATATGAAAAAGGCATGGATTATTCGGAAATTGAAAGGTGTTAAATGATATTATGTATTTGTAATGGAAAATTAAAAATAAAAAAAGAAAATGGAGATAAATATTGTATTGTTTGCGGAGCTATTTATACCAAATCAAAAAGGAATTATTCCACGCTTAGCAAAGACAAGTTTTACACAGATAAGGATGATTTACAATGAAAGTGGCAATAAAAATTAACCGATACAATCTTAACAGTTTCAAAAGGTTTCTTAACGGCAGTAAGTACAGTGATAAATTCAAGATAATCCAAGAAGGCAATACTTTCATATTATCTGGTTCAAAAGAAGTTCTTGACAGTGCACTAGTTTTAATTGAATCTGCATATTCAGTTGAAGTATCTTGGGAGGATTCTTATGAGACTGCATAGCGGCAAAACTGAACCTTTTACTTGTAAAGAATGTTTGATTATCTTTCAAAGATATAAAAAGAGATTTCCTACAAGATCAAGACTGGCAATAAGAAGTCACAGATGTGTTACTTGTTCACCGGACTGTTCAAAAGAATATACAAAAAACTATCGAAAAAGAAAAGATACAGAAAGGAGGAGAAAATTATGCAAACCGATACGAAAAAGGATAAAAGAATAGAAAAAAGACAAGAAAGAATGAGAATAACTGAAGAAGTATTAAACGAAGGTAAACTTGACGGGCTTAGCTTAAACCAGGCTGCTTATACTCTGGTTGGCCTTTTATCAGAAAAAGACACCACAGGAACTTGTATTTCAGTAGGTTGTAACACGTTCAGGAACGATCTGATGGTACTCAAAACCCAGAATAAGTTTAAACTGAATGCAGAACACAAGATATACAGGCTAAACTTGACACCACTGCCAGTACAATGAATGAACAATTAAGGATATTTGTTCCGAACACTGAAGAAAAAAAGAGAATAATAACCAACACTAAAGCCATAATATGCGTTATTGAAGCTCTCTCTTTAGATGAACAAATTGCTATTATGGTTATTTTAAGTGAATATTTCGAGAATAAGGGTTTTAACATTGAAGAAAGCATAATCAAAAAGATGAATTTTGATTCTTAATATATTATGTATTTCCTAATATATTAGGTATTTTAAAAGCAATTAGAATCGATTAGAACGGACTTTTCATTATGCCTATGATTAAGCCAAGAAGGTAAAGAAAAGCCGAACCTGACACTACCGTTATCGCTGTAAGCCTATATGGTAATCTTAAGGTAATCTTTATAACTTTTTATTCCATTTATTTGATAATTTAATATTGAAAAAGAAAGATATTCTATAGGTATTTTAAAAATATTTCTTTGTAAAGTTCGGAATCTTAAAATTACTTTTCTTCTATCTTTTTCTATTTCTGTAAGTCTTTTTCCTAATCTATTTAATCTTAATATTTCTTTTGTTTCTTCAGAATGATGTTTACCATAAAAATAATTTTCTATACCTTTACGTTTGCCAATTCTCATTAAACTCATATTTTTCAGATGTTCTTCAGTAAACTTTCTTCCATCATTCATTCTTAATCTTCCATCTTTTTTCATATGACACCACCTACAAAGATATTCCCAATCCATTATATCTCTTTTATATTCTCCAGATATATTTGCCGCATCATAAGGCGATTTAATCTTACAAATCTCACAAAGTTCAGGTTTAGGTTTATTTCTTTTAACCCATCCATGTAAAGCATTATAACTAACATTATTACCTTTCCATAATGGATGTTTTTCACCACAAACATGATTATTTTTATTCTGACAAGAACGACACCTAATTGAACGAAGAATAATTAATTTTCCACAATCCCTACAATTACTTTTTTTTCTCATTTAAGTTCACCTTAAAAGAATACTCAAAATAAATAAAATACTAGTTCCTACAATCCCACTTAAAATAGTAAGCCAATGTCTTTGAAATCTTACAGAACCATTAGTTAACTTGACTGCCAAATGGATATCATTTAATATCTTATCATGTTCTTGAAGTTTATTGAAAATATCTTTTTGGGTAATTCGAATAAAAGTCTTATCCCCTTCTTGAGTATCTGATAACACCAAATTAGGGTAGTTAAAAGAATATATAAATTTATTTATCTCGGGATGCAATATCCTTTGGTTTTCAGGTAACTTAGCACTTTTAATGCCTTGTCAAGATCCTTTTGGACTTCGTCGAGAGGTTTTGAAATATCGAAATATACCTTAAATTGTCCCACGGTTCCAGTCCCGAAACTGAACGAACTTGTAGCATTGGTTTTTATCTTTTCTTCTTCAATGTTCTCTTCTTCTGGATTCATTTTCTCCTATTTCTTTAGAAAAGTTTGGTGTATTACAAAGTGGACAGATGAGCCTCTCGAAGGCAATAAAACAATTTTTGCAGAATTTGACCACTTTTAGTTACCCTTCGTCCCTCTTAGACTTCCAATACCTTTTTAAAGGCTTATATCCCTATTATACTTGAATTAAGAAGGACAATAGCAGTTATCCCCTGGTTCTAATCCCATTAACTGCTATTCATACCTTCCTTTTACAATGATTATTTCTTTTTCTCTTTAACGGCTTTAACTGCTCTTACTACTTTATCAAAGAGAAGTCCGCCGAAAGCTGCACCGACTGCACTGAAATCTACACCTAATGCATTAATACTGAAATATAAAGCAATAGCTGGAACACCAACACCGAATATAGTAACTATAAGTTCACGCCATTCATAATCCTTGATTATGCCGTCTGCTAATGAATTCTTAGCCCATCCTAACCCAGAAGCTAATACAGGGGTTAGAACTGCAATAATTAATTCAACGTATTGTGTCATAGGCGACCCTCCTTTTTAAGCAAATCTGTTACTTCTGCATCCACTCGTTCCTGTTCTTTAGAATCAAGTATTTTTTCAGGTTCTTTTATTACAGGTTTGACTGGCATTGCATCGATAACTTTAATCATGTTTTCTAAGAATGTTTTAAGATCGCTTGAAGAAACAGGTCTGACGTCTGTAGTAGTGAGAATTATGTTATTCTCTTTCATAAACGGTCTTAGATGGTCAGCCAGACTTCTTAAATTAGCAGAATTAGCGTTTGGTATAGAAAGAATAAAAAGTTCTTTAGAAGGTACTTCATTAACCATTCATTTTAAATGTCATTACGAACTTAAATACTTTTCTTTTCTACAATACGTATATCATCAATATTAACATACTTTGAAAGTTCAGTAATTTCATTCCATTAACTATTGTTAATAACTAACTTGTATTAATAAATAATTGTCCTTGAACTCCAGCATGGATCCTGCAATTTCCTGTAGGTGTTCCTGTTGGCTTGACTGAAATCGTATATCGTTTTCCTGCCTCGAAAGTAAACACCTTGCTTAAATCAATAACATCCATTTTTGAAGTTGAAAGTGTCCCGTAAAGAGTTTCAAGTGCGGCTGTATAATCAACAGTGTCAATATAGACTGCAATATCGTCTGCGTCAGAAGCAACTTCACTAATAGCATAATTAACAGTATGTGTATGATTTCCAGTAGTATGTGTATGCCTACTAAATACTGTAAAATGTGCCCTGCCCAAAGCAGAATGAGTATAACCAGTATCATTATGGATTATCTGGACAGTTAAAGTATTTCCATTCATATTACCAGGCACTTTAATTAAACAAGAATAAATACCTCCAGGACTTTCGTGTTTATGTCCAGAAGCTCCACTAGTTACTGAAGGACTACTCAAACTTTTACCATAATCTAAAGTAATAAAAGCACTATTATCGTCTCCATAAGGATTATGAGAATGTGAAGAAGTAGTACCAGTAACTAAATCTAAACTAAATGTTCCACTAGAAGTGGCAAAATAAGTTCCTGAACCAGGTGTATGTGTATGTAAAGGAAAATAAGTAGTATCTTCTTCACCAGTAACAAATGTAGGGGAAACACCCATAGTAATACCATCAGAATTAGGATAATAATTAGTTCCATCATAAACTCTTGCATAAAAATTGGTTAAATTTGAAGAACTTTCAGATATATTTATGTTAACATCAGTTTCTTCACCATCAGATGTCTGTGAATAGGTCATAGTATAATCTGTCCATGTTGTTGTTACATTTGTGGCAGTTTTTGTTTGTTGAGATGCAGCAACTATTGTAGAACCTGCATTTGAACCAGAAGTGACACTGCCACCACTGGGAGTATCTGCATGGAATATCCTATAAGAACTAACATCATAATATAGGTTCATGTTAGTTACTGCAATTGTCCCTTTAGGAATTACTATATCCAAATTTAAGTTATAATTATTAGCACAGTTATCTGATTCTGAATCCTGAACTAAAACTGGTGTGCCTTGTGCATAACCGCTAAGTTCTCTTGAAAGGAGTTTACTGTCAGAAAGGTCTTTAATCAAGTCAAGGTTACGTTCTATACCTAAATCAATTTCGCAGGTTTCTTGGGTCCCCCAACCCCTGCTTACTTTAATTGCCTTAACTTCATAATTTCCGTTAAGATCTGCACTTGAATCCTGGATAGTTACCGTATCGCCAAGTTCAATCTTTTCATCATCGAGTATCCTGTGAAACACGTAAGGCACAAGAACTATGTTAGGAATTATGGTTTTTCGTTCTGCAAGAATGTTCTGTGCAACTATGTCAAGCGCGTTTCGGTTAATTACGCTGCGGAAATCGTATTTTTCTTCAATTAAACCTTCATCACTGGCAATTGAGCTGCCAACCTGCGGATTTGTGGTCTTATACTGCTCATCATAGACTTCAATGTTATCAGAATGGGCATAAATCGGTGTTGGGTTACCATCATCATCATTTGCACCCCTTGTAATGCCAGTAAAAGTCGTGCTTGTCTTGCCTGTATAAGTAACAAGTTCTGTACCTATCCAGACGGTTCCTGTTGCATCAAAAAGGGTAGTGCTATCCACAGTCAAACTAGTTAAATTAATCACGTCAGCGTCATCTGTGTGTGCTGTAGCCGTTGTACTGGATGTTCCTCTTGTACAACCTGTAAATGTAGTCCCACTTTTTCCTGTATAAGTTATTATTTCCTTGTTTATCTGAATCGAACCTGAACTTGGAAATCCTGTAGTTGAGTTTACTGTAATTGTGGCACCGGATTCTGCTATTGCACCATTTAACCACGTATCGCCACCGTTTAGGTAAGTCCGATTTGTAGTTGCATGTAAATTAATCGAAACAAGCTCGTTTCCTGCACCGATACAGATAATGTAATTTGCTATATTGTTCTGCCGTTCGGTATTGGTCGCCGTAATGATATTCTTGTCTTCACCACTTGCATAAAAAGAATATTTGCTGACTCCAGTACCTCTTGTCTGGGCTATGTTCCAGTAATCCGTATCGTAACTTTCACTTTCGTTCCAAGATACCCACCAATCGGCTTTATGGCAGTCTGCCTGTTGCATCAGTGCCTTGAGTATGCGTTCACGTTCTGCCCTGAAGAAAACCGTGCCGAAACTAGAAATAGTCCCTGAACTGAACACTCCTGAAATCAATGCAGTAGTAATCGTAGCAGAATCGATATCTTCGTAAATGTAAGTGTCCCTGTCAGTGAAACTGCGTTTACTGTCCTTGCATTCGATTCCTTCCAATCTTAAAACTGCTGCACCCGTCGTATCAAAACTGACATTTTCTATTTGGTACACATAAAAAATCGTGTTGCCAACGAAAACTTTAACTTTATTTCCCCTGACTAAGTATAATTTGTCTGTGCTTGTAACGCCAAGGAACTGACAGGTGCCCACTTTGATTTTATTCTGGGTCTTGTTAAATTCGTATGATATCATCTGCCTAGTGAAATCCTTTTCGCCCAAGACTGCATCTTTAATGTAAACCGAAACTACATTACGACGCCCCCATGGAACGTAACTAACACTTAATGGTAATGGACCGAAAGTGAAATTACTTGCCATTTAACTGGCCTCCTTAACTTGATTTAATAATTCTTCAACGTAATCTATGTATATTATTTCTCCATCTTCATCATAATACTTATTTTCTTTTATCAAGTTCCCACCACGAATACTTTAAAGTCAATGCTGTGCGTTAAAGGCGCACTTAAGTTAGACAAGTTAAAGTCCATAAAGTGCCAAGTCATATTACTATTACCTTTTGTCATGTTCATTATCGTTACGTAAGTGTTATTGTTTAATAAAATTGATTGCTGGTAACTATTATTTATTCCTAACCTTACCGAAATATTTATCTTGGTAAAGTTGGTTGGGTTGACTAATCTTGCCTTGAGTGTGCCACTGGTTGTAGTTCCAACATTTTCTAAAGTTAAATTGAATATGCCGCAAGTACTGTTCTGCCATCTTGGTTGGATATCCTTTTGAGTGTTATTGTTCAAAACCAAATAATAATATCTGGTAGTGACATTAACTAATTTAGAAGTATAACTGCTGTTAACTTTGGCAGTAAAATTTATCCAACCAACTTGACTGTAATTCCCTATAGTTAATCTTTCGCCGCCTGTTGCGTTAGTTATCCTAATTGTGTCAAGTTCAACCATCCTGAAATCAATCAAAGGAAGTTGCGAATCGTTCTTGTTTGTTAAGTTGGTAGTGAAATTGTAAAGCCAAGCTGGTGACGGATTACTGTAAGTGAAGTTCGGTATTCCGCATGAATAAGACCCTGTCAGATTAAAGTCAATTATGCCTAATGTCCAGTTCTCTGAATTTCCTGTATAGTTATTGTTTCCTTCCCAACGACCACCGACAAGCCAGTATCCTGCCTGTAGGTTACTGTAATTCACGTATAACGGGTTATCTAACGAAGTATAGTTCAATTCCCACGTTCCTGTAAAGTTGGCGTAAATCGTTAAATTGGGGCTTAACGGGCTTATCGTCAAGTTAGAAATCAAGGATCCTGACTGGTTAAAAAGATAAACTGTAATATTAATACCCTTATTTAAACTATCTTTGTTTCCTCTTGTGTTTTCCAGATATAAGGCAATTGAAGTGTTCTGTTTAGATATGTTCAGCCAGTAAGTCATATTAGAGAATGTCTGATTCGTACTGCTTGGCGTAATTGCAGTAATGTTATAGAAACCTTGGCCGATAGAACCAATGAACGGACTGGTGACTAAAGTTTCGTTAAGATATAATTTTAAGTCAATACCAGTAGAATATGCAGTAAGATTTGTATTATCATCAGTATATGACTTAGTAGTATTGGATTGGATATTATCTATAAAGAGGGTTGTATTACTTGTTTGTTTAGATATATTTAAAGTAAAAGTTTCACTTGAAAAAGTCCAATTATTAGTATTTTCTGTGATGGCTGTTATATTATACACACCGCCGCCAAAGATTCCTGTGTAAGGATTAGAGACTAAGGTATTATTAAAATAAAGAATAACAGTTGCATTAGAAGTTGCATTTATTGTAATGTTAATTGAAGGATTGTAAATATAACTTAAATCAGACCTGGTTCCGTTAAGATAAAGAAGCGTGGTTGTGTTTAATTTAGTAACGTTCAATGCCCAGGATTGACTACTGTTGGTATAGTTTCTATTTCCATTATTCATTGCAGAAACATTGTAAAGTCCTGCACCAAGGATTCCGTTAAATGAATTAGAATAAGTAGTTCCATTAATTGAAAGAACTAAAGAAAGATTAGAAGTATATGCAGTAATGTTTATTGAATTGTTCCAAACAAATTCGTAATTATTGTTTGTATTGTTCAAGTAAAGTAAAGTAGTAGTATTTTCTGCAAGAATAATATAAGTGTAAACATCAGTTGAGTTGCAGTTGCCGACCGTATCGCAGCCAGTCCAGTTATAGGCATAAGAACCTGCACCGAGTGTACTAAAAGTCTTATTGAAAGTTAAACTTGTATTTGTATAAGTTATATTAGAAAAAGAATTATTGAAAGTCATGTTAATGTAAGCCATTGGCGAACTTGGATAAGTATCAATAAAGTCTACACTAAATATGTAATCTTGGGCAGGATTATATCTCAGATAACTAGCAGGTGAAGTGTAATTATTTGTCCAGTTAGGATAATTCAAATCAACAATGAAATATACAGTTGAACTGTTCCAGTTATTTGCGGTATCGTTGCAAGATACAGTTATATGGTTATCGTTCAATATTGCCGTATAATCTGCACCATATTCATAAGACACAACTAATGATCTATCCATGCTAATGTTAGAACTTCCGTTAGAATAAACACAAGTAGCCAATTCGTTAGTTGTTGCATTAATTGTAAACACGGTTGTCCTATAAGAGATATTGAACGGGTTTGTAATGTTAAGGTCAGGACTTATTGTATCGATTGTGAAGTTTCTTGTACTGCTCATATTACTATAAACTCCGTCAGAACAGTTCACTTTCCAATCGTAAGTCAAATCAGATATTTCTGTTACTTGAGTATTACAAATTGTGTTATTATAGCAACCCGTTGTTTTGTTAATATCACTCCCGAAATAAAGGCCACAAGAAAACGAGTTATTTGAACTATCTATTACTGTCCAGTTAAAGTCAATAGTTTTAACATTAAAGTATGCGTTATTATCGGGTTTGTTTAAAGAAAGAAGTGGGTTGGTGTTAACTGAAAAAGATATATTTGCACTTGTTTCACTGCCGTTAGTTTGGTTGGCATACGCAAAAACAGAATACTGCCCTTCAGATAAATCTAATTGGAAAGATGTATTACAGGTATAAGAAACATTACCAGAACCGATATTGTACCAGCAATTTCTTAATTCATCACCAGAGCCGTCTATATCAAAAAGAACAGTTTTGTTTGTATAACTTATATTAGTTGGTTGATTGATTGTAACGGATAAAGGAACAACTGCCGGAACACTAGTTATTTCTATATTGATTTTGTTGCTGTTTACTTCAGTGCCATTTGCAGTACTGTTAGCGAAAATGAAAAAAGTCCAATTAGAAGGAACTACATTATTTCCAAGTACTTCAAGGTTATAACTGAAAAGAATAGACTCACCTTGGTACAATACGGTTGTGTTGTAATAGGAATTGTTAACGCAGAACGGTTCCCAGTCTACTTTATTTGCACAAAGTGGTATTATATGACTTTTAGAAAAAACAGTTATGTTGATTAAATTGGATGAAACCTCAGTAGAGTTTGCTGTTGAATTGGCTATTGCCTTGAAATAATAAGAACCACCTTTAGTATATTGGATTACCGAAGTTAAATTAATTGATTCGCCTTCACGAAGTACAGTTGTATTGTAAAGTGGGTATCCTGTAGTGATACAAAAAGGTGAACTCGGACATAGATTAACTAAAGACCAAGTTCCGTTACCTTCAGCAGACACATTAATTGCTACTAAAACAAAAAGAATCAATATCAATGGTAGTCTGGTTGGTTTCATGGGTCATGTGATTAGTTTTCTGATATATTTTTCTATTACTAAAGGATCAAGATAATGTGTTATGTTGGCACATTCATAATCAATACAACCGACTCTAGTATTGATAAGTTGAGTTGTACCATTCTGGACAGAAATATTCGTATTTGGACTGACTAAAGTTACATTAACTGTGCCCCAAGGTATACTCCATTGAATCGAAGTGCCGACGTTATTAGAACCATCAGTGCATTGTGCAGTTATGTTCCAAGTTCCACTATAATTAATCAAAACTTTATCTCTAGGAATATTTATTGAAGCAATACCTGTACTAAAAGTAGAATTAACAAGTTGAACGAACCAAGTATCATTACTGTCATAAGAATTGTCTTCAGTACCTATACCTTCAGTGCCGTTAAAGGAAATATTTAATCCAGTAGAACCTGTACACGCTACTTTACAAGAACTTACGTTTTCTGTCCAGTTGAAACCTGTTTTAAAAGCAGTTCCATTAGTGCAGTTAAGTCCACTTATAACTAAAGATATTGGCGGAATATTAGTTTGTTCCAGTGCAAACTTATTCTGCATACTGAGATATTGTGCCCTGACATAACTTGAATTTCTTACAATGTTAGAGAATCTCCATTCATCCATTAAAGCCTGTGCTCTATCTTCTATTCCGCAAGAAGTTGACTGTTCAAATATATTAAAAGTATTACCAGTATTATCCGGTGCCGTTGAAGGTTGGACATCCCAAGTTCCCGGAACTATATTACCGTCTACATAAATTGTTGCAGAACCATTGGTCTGATATGAAAATACAATATACTGCCATTGATTAACTTTCATTGTATAAGGTGCAGTAAATGCTCTCGTTGCACCACTAAATATACCTTCAAAAACAAAGCTGCCACCTGCATTGGTGTACCAAAACATAATGCCACTTCTATGGTCAAGTATAGTTCTATGAACAGAACCAGTCGTAGCTGATTTAATTAGCATTACCGCCTCAATAGTAAAGTTAGTAGAGTCAAAGGCATCATTATCTGGCATGCAGATGCTTCTTGAATCTTGGCTTAGGCCCATAGCAGTTCGGTTTCGTGCACGATTGACTACGCCTGTTGTCTGGTGATTTTTATATTTAGTAGAATCATAACCTGAATTATTATCAAAATGCCAAACTGCAAGATAGTTCGAATCCCAGACATCAGTCGGCTTGAAATCCGTGCCATTGCCATAGCTTACTTCCATCGGTGCATAGGTTTCATTATTATAGGCAGCAAAATAATCTGAATTGTTATTATAATATATGCTCATATTCAAAGTATCCGGTGTAATTCCCCAGACAAATTGGGTGCTGTTTTTCTCTGAATTATTAAATGTAAAACCAGTATTATTTGTTGTTGCATTAAGCAAAAAAGGTAGTTTCATATTATAATTATCAAAACTGATGTTTCTTTTATAAGAATAAGATGCATTCACCCACGGGTCAACAATAAACATGTTTCCGCTGCTTAAAGCCTGAGAGATGGTATCTGAACTTCGTTTGCAGAATATGTCAACTTTTTCGTCTATGCCCCATTTGCCATTAGGTAGTTTCTGGAATTGAGTATCAAAGCACAACTTGACTTTCTTTGTTGTGTTCTGAACCCAGTTAATATTGCTAATTATAAAGTAATCCTTTCCGTTTAATGTCTGTTTACTGAAAAGGTGGTTTATGTTATTCCAGTCATTATAATATACTTGGACAGTTCTTGTTGCGGTTCCTGTTTCATTCCACCATATTGTCTTGGCTGGAATATTCCCGCCAAGAAATGAATGACTAAACACCAGAGTTCCATTACCATCAGAACACCAAGCAAACTTATCAGGTGTTGTTCTATAAGAAAAATTAGAGTAAGGGCAGGTGTAAGTTTTTGTAACTATTCCTTGATATTCCTCTTGGACATCGTGACTTATATTTGCCCATAAGTCTGCACTTCTGCCTTTCATTTTATCAGAATTACCTGCAACTGCACAATCTAAATTCTGTGTTGAAATCTTGCTTGTTCCTTCACAGATGAAACAACCATTATCGGCATCCTTGTTGCATTCCATTTTTCCATAAGTATTCTCATAATAAACCTGACTTCCGTTAAGAATATATCCGACGGGCAATTCAGGATCTTCCATTACGTAAAGCGTCTTTTTTGACGAACTTGTTTTGCCTCCCCACTTGCAACCATCTAAATTAAGGTCTTTAGATTTCATAAGACACTGTTCTTTCGTCATTCCAGTTTCTCTTGAACAGTAATACCTTGCTACTGCCGGAAACGTGGCATTATAATAAATAGTTTCAGTAAGGTTTTCCCAGTTGCCAGAAACCCCATCAGAAGTGCAAAGGTCAGTAGCAACATAATAAGGATAGAACATCACAGTACCGAAAGCAACAAAAAATAATGCTATAAGTCCGCCAATTAAAGTATTATTTGCCATTAGTCGATTATCCTTTCTCCTTCAATTAAACTAAATATCACCATTAAATAGTTTGGTATTGCTCTTCCTGTAGGTATTTCACGGATTTCAAGTCCCTGCATATAACCTGTTATTATCTCCCCAAAGGATACATAGTTTAAATAAGTATAACTATTTTTTGATACGAAAGAGATTAATTTGGATCTTGTAAGAGAAATTGCTTCTATATCTGAATGTATATATCCCATTACTTCTATGATTCTATTGCCTTGAAGAAGAGGAATTAAACTTGTACTTAGGTTGCTAGTATCATTAGGTAACTTTGGATTATTAAATTTACTTATTGTAATTACAAAGTTATCCTTAACACTAATTGCATGGATTTCTACCGTTCCACTTGTCTGTTCGTTTGTTAAACTTATTCTTGTCATTTTTTTATTCCTTTCATTTAATTTATATAAAATAATGTTTTATTGTTTGCATTATTTAAAAAGTTTTTTAATGCAATATTTTCAAAATAATTATTAAAGTCATCCATTATCTGATCTGAAGTTCTTGGAGTAACTCCACCTACACTTATTCCTGGCAAAGGTCCACTACTTGTTATAGTTTCCATGCCAACTGCCCCTGTTGCCAATCTTTCTGATGAAGTTTTTTTATATGGATCCATGCCAGTAGCACCTATTGTAGCTATTCTTTTCGATTGCAACCTTTCTAATTCTTTATCTAAATCACTTAATTCTTTCCAAGTTGAAGCAGCTATAACTATAGCGACTGCACCAGCAATAATCCAACCGCCAGTAACTAATGTCGCGGCAGTAATACCCAACTTAGCGGCAATACCGTTAATTAATCCACTACCAGCAACCGCACCTGCCGTTGTAAAATCTGTACCTATTTTAGTTGCAGTTGCAGCCGCAGTTAATCCTAATCCAGTAAAGAGTTCTTTTAAACCTATTATAGCTAATCCTAAAGAACCACCAGCAGAAAGTAAAGCTCCCAATTCATTTAAACCCAATATTGCTATGCCAGCTGCAGTTTGTACACCAGGTCCTAATTCACCAAATTTAGTTAATAACCATGCTAAACCTTCAGTAATCTTTGCCATTGGTTTTACCATTGCTATAGTAAAAAAAGCATCGATTATATCTTTTTGGCCAGTAAGTTCAGCAACTCTGCTTACTTGACTTCCGAACATTCTCTGTAATGCCATTCCTGCAAACATAACGGAAAGAATATCGCCGCGCATACTTGCCATGGACTTTTTCTGTTCTGCCATTTTTCGTATAGTGAAACCTTGTTGTTCTCCTATCTTTTTCATTTCTTTAACAGTTTGAGCAGAACCTTCAGATTTAATTCCGAATATTACCATATATCTTTCAATAGTTCCCATGTTCTTTCCTCACTTGGATTTCTTCCATCATAAGAGACAGGTGCCATAAAAACGTTCCTATTTTCCATGATATTATCTCGCTGTACTTAATTGACCATTCCCTATAAAAATAGGACACGATATGACTAAAGTAAGTAACTATGTCAATTAAGTTAAAACCAGTTTCAGGAACGATTCCTAATTGGTTCGCTTTCTCTTGAAACAGTAAACTTGCATTAACCAAGTTTTATCGCCTCTCTTTTTTTCTTTTCTTCTTCAACGAAACTTTCAATACTGTTACAGGATTTATCACCAATTGAGAAAAGTGACATTAAGTTAGTCGGGAACATAACTTCAATTAAAAAAATGAAATTGTTGTTAACGAAAAGCCTGATATTATCATCAGACCAATCAGGATAAGATATTTTTACCATTTTCTTAATGTATGGTTCGCATTCCTTAATCAAGCTCGGTTCGTAATCATCTAAAGTGATTTCTTGTTCGTTTTTATTTTTATCTTCGATTTTCTTACCGAACTTAAGCCACTTGTCAGCCAAAACCAGAAAGTCTGCCATGTCAGTCATATCAAACTGCTGGAACTCGAAATCATAATCGTTCCCGTCTTGACCTTTTCTTATTATCTTGTTAGGTTTGCCCATAAAGTTTGCAGTAAGTTGTTCTGGTGTTGGTTTCATTTAGTTCACCACCTGGAGTATCGTACCGTCAGCTTGAACTGAACCCTTTAGTTTTTCTTTTGGTTCAGGTTCTTTAGGCTTGTTTTTAGAAACAAAAGCGCCTTCAAGGATAGTTAACCTTGCTTCCATTAAATCCATTTTACCTTCAAATTCAGGACTAATCACGTTAATTGCACCGTTATAGAAATCTATTAGATATTTCAAAGTAAACCCGTAATTGCCGTTAAACTCTTTATGTGCAAGATCCTGAAACACTTTCAGTGCTGGTCCAGGCACACTTTCCTTATACATCAATACAGGATTTTTATCTTTTCTTAATATCTCATAAACCTTTTTCTGATTTTCATCCAAGTTCTTTTCGATTTCTTCCATGTTCTTTTTTTCCTCCATTCATTAAATAAAAAAAATAATTATTAACTTAAATCTGCACCTGCGTATGCACTTAATGCCGCTAATGCCGAAGTACTGGTTACAGAACCCCATTTATAGTTTCTTATTGCCGCCGCAGTCACTGGCGGGAATTTCAGGACGTAAGTCTCACTCCATGCTTTACCAGAACCGCCTGTAGCTGTATGGCTAACGATTCTGCACCTGATTGCATAAAACCTCAATCCCATCTTTCCTGAAGTTACAGAACCTGCCCCAGATGTGTTTGCAGTATCATCAGTTAACAAGATAGATACCCTAAAATCATCTCTAATGAGTCCAGTTGCAGCACTTACTGGTGTTTCAAGTCCCCCTGTTGCTTCAGTAATATCCCAATTGGCCCTTGTTGTAATGTACTGTTGGGCAAGGCCACCACTACCTACACCGGTATTAATCGAAATTGGTTTTAGGTTACGTAGTGTAATCTCTCCTGTTTCCTGTGGTTCGTCTAACCAAAGACAAGATCCGTCACAACCGGGTATACTTCGCCCTGGTCTGTCACCTTCGTTTATGTCGATGTCTTCTATCCTACTAGCAAATTCGACTTCCGAACCGCCGTTAGCTGATATGCTGACTTTGAAATAGTTCCATGTGTCTGGCATTGTTTTTTCCTCCTTTAGTTTCCCGTAAATGTTGCTTTGCTTTTCATAAATATGTCCATTCTTTTCATTTCATTTACAAATTCCATAGCGGTCATCATAAACACATCGTTAAGAAACGGGTGTGCCTTAGTTCCTTTGTTTTTTATTATTCCATACAATTGTCCAAAATTCATTCCGTGCAGCCTGCACCATACCAGTGCCTTAGTTGACATTGGTATTCCGTGCGGTCTTGTTCCTCTGTCAAGGAATATTGCACGTTGGTACCCGATTACGCCATAACTATCAGCACCCAATTTACTCATTCGGATACTTTTAACTAAATCATTTGTAGCAGTATGCCCTCTTTGAATTAAAGTTTTTTTCGTGTCGTTAGCCATTCTAGTCGCAAGTCCTCTAGTTATCTTTCTCATTAATGTAGGTAAATTCGAATGGAAATCCTGTGTGAATCTTTGCAGTCCGTCCTTATCATTGATTGTAATTGTCCATTCTATCATAGTTTCCACCTTGAGATAATTGTAGTTGTAAGATAATTCTGACCATTAATTTCTGTTATGTCTACCATTCCACTATCTTGGATATCGATAAAAACAATATTGTCAGCATAAAGTGTAGTCAGATTAGTTGTGTTAGTTAAAGTCTCATAGATATTATCTTTACCAGTATCTACAACACTCATTCCGTTTTCGTAATGGACAAGAATATCAACTTGTAATTCAATAAACGTTTCTCTGAAAGCTATATCACTAGAAGTTCCAATATCTGTACTGTTTCTTTTTCTGTCTATCTTGACTGGATTAACTATAATTAAAGGATTAACATTATCAACATCAGGCATATTTGCTCTAACTGTCCAACCGTTTGCTTTATTAGTGTCAATTAAATTAAGAAACAATCTGAAAGTATCTCGTCTTAAGTTAGTCTCATTTACCATTTTTTCCTCTCAAGGACAAACAAATTAAGATCGCAACCTTAATTTATCCTGTATCTTTTGATAGTATTACTATAATAGCTACCTTTATATTATTTAATATTATCGGTTTTATATCTGAAACATCATAAGTCTCACTTTGCCAGGTTACGTGATAATCTTTGGTAATAGTTGTCTCACCAGGAATAATAAGTTTAACGTCACCTGCATTAAAGTTGCCTTCACTTCTAATCAACATCTTAGTGCCAAAATATTCAGCAGGAACGCAATTAACTGTCACACTAGTTCCTAATGTCTTTGTAGAAACCTCATAACCACCATAGGCACCGATAGTTTTGGTTCTTGGTACAAAAGTGCATGTACTGCGTATTGCCCTGTTATTAAGCACTCTATCGACCTTTGCTTTGAAGTTAGAACCGAGTCCCATTATACCATTTCGGCATTGAATATACCTACTTCCTCCCAAGCTTCTTTAATTTCATCTTTAAGGTTTTTTAGGTATAAACTGACAGAACCTGCACCATTACTGATACTTAGTTCGGAAATAGTGATATTTTCTGAATTGTTAAAAGAAGCACTACTTGCTTTCATTCTTACTATATCAGATACTGCAAGAAGTATAGTAAGCCTTTCTACCTGTTTCGGTACTATTGCATATCCATAAACATAAATTACTTTAATTGCACGTTGGCCGTATCTTGGAATATTGGTCATGAAAGTTACCCAACCTGTTATTTTATCAATCTCGAAGTCACCGCCAGATCCACTTTGTTCGGTAAGTGCAGTCCAACTATCTGTCTGACCTGCAGATGAAGTATTCTTTGAAAGTGAAGTTACACTAACTATCGGAAACTGTTTTAATTTAAACTTGTTATTGAAATTAGTGTTCCAGTAATCTCGTCTGCTAGTTGTACCCAAATAAAACATCTGTTCAGGGCTTTTAACACTATTGTACTGGTTAAAATCATAATATTCAGTTACTGTAGTAGAAGTAAAAGTAGTCTGGGTATGTTCGTTTATTCTTGCTTCTGCCCTTTGAACTGCTTTGATAACTCTTTGTGCAGTCAAATCAGAATCGCTTATATCAAGTTCATCGAACACGTCTTGGACCGTACAATAATAAATCAAACTGGAATCAGCAATCGCAGTCAAAGTAAGATCTGCTTCATGTTCATCATTTGCAATATCTAATGTAGCTGAAGCATCATAATTCGTATAAATAACGTAAACTGTTACTTTATCAGTTTCAAGATAACCACTAGAAAAATTAGCTGCATCAAGGACATAATTTCCGCTTGAATCTGTAATTACGCTAATTATAGAATTTGTTGTTTCGTTTCTGGCCCTGACTGTTGCACCATTAATAGGGGTAGAACCATTAGTATCATAAACAGTTCCAGAAATCATATAAGGGAGTTGTTGCGGCATTGGTCCTTTCCTGGGCTTACAGGATTACCTCCCGTATGCCTTTTGATTATTCTTTTTGAATAAAGTACTAGCCATCTTTCTTGCTTTCGGAAAACTTAATCCTGCCATTAAGGCAACTATCATCAAGATAAACGCATGCCACCATTTCAGTCCTGAACCTGCCTTGAATCTTTCTAAATCGGTATTAACTCCTGCCAATTGGATTTTAATTTTAGCAAGTTCTTCAGAAGTCTTAGGATCAGGTACATAGACTACTCTTTCCTTTTCAATAGTCTGCACTGCTGGTTCATTCACGTTTGGATAGATTGCACTGTCTGCACCGACAACGAAATTAACTTCGGTTGCAGTATCGCCAAGAGCAGTAATAACTTCACAGTTTGGATTACCGTCACACACGTCAAGTTTAACTAAATCGCCAGGTCTCCAACCTGGATTAATGTTAGCCATCTCAAAGATATAACTGCCAGTACTGTCAGTCTCAAATCTGCACAACTCTGGTTTGCTTACACACTTAGAATCAACAGCAACTACACATTCACTTAAACTTGATTTCCTATAATCGCACACACTTAATTTAACTTCGTAAAATGGCATTATATCATTAAATACTTTTACTTGCCCATAAACTTGGTGAGGCATACTTGGAACTGCAAGGGCGCCCATTAATGTAACAAGTACAAATAAAAGAGATAAAATGCCAATACCAATCTTTTTCATTGTCTTACCTTTTATTTTAGATTTCATTGCCATAGACTCCTGTTCAAGAACATTGTTGGTTGAACTGTTGCGTTTAATTCCACCCAGATAGTATCCCCATCAAAGACTTGTACTGCACCATTATATGTCCAGTTATTCTTGAATGGCATGTAATATCCACTATGATTCACATAACTCATTCTGGGTATTGTATAATTGCTATTTGTATGGTTATATAAAACAGTATGATGTTGTCTGTTACCATTTTCTATGCCCTGTAGTGTAGTATCATTGAATACACCTACTAAAGCAACCATACCACCTGTCTGGTTTGAAACATTAAGGTAATTTACAGTTGTATTTACTGCCCAGATCCTTCCCCTTTCCCAAACTGCATCAGATGGCATATTGAATACAAGTGGATTGTTTCTTGTTAAAGTAAAGTTATTAGTTGCTGTACCACAAACAAATGATACCCAAGAGTTATCAGTTAAGTTCCACATACTTACACTTGTAGGTATAGTAGATGGTTCTGCACATAACTGTGACGCACTTTCTTCTTCAGTAACTAAACTGTAAAAGTTGTATCCTGATTTAAGCTGGTACCCGACAGAGTCAGGATAATAATTAAATGCAACCCTACAATTACCAGAAACATTTCTATTGTTTGCTTGGTCAACTACGCTTACGTTCCAATACCATTGACTATCCGAAGTTAAATTATTAGTAATTTCAAAAGTTAAAGAGTTATTCGAAGTTACTGCATATTTAAACACTGGCAAATCTTTACTTGCATTGAATAAATAAACGGTATAATTAGCAAATCCTTTATCAATAGTTCCGTTCCAAGTTAAGTTAGGTTTATGATCAGTCCCTCTTGTATTATTTTCAGGACTAATACAACCTACTACATCCGGAAATGCAGTGTCTACATAAATAGTAAAGTTTGATACTGATAACTGGTTTGAAGTATCATTACACCTGTATCCCCAAGTATATCCAGTTTGATTGTCTGCCAATTCAATTTCCCTGAATGGAACAGTAGTACCATTCTTTACTGAAACAAAAGATTGGTTCAATGCCCATGTAACTGTATCGAAGTTACCCCATAACTCGCAAGTTGCAGGATTATCACTGTTAACTACAAAAGTAAAGTTAAGTCTTTTTGTATTACTCCAATATCCGTTTGAATAATTAGTTACGACAACAACTGGCGCAGACGGATTGTATCTTAATGTGTTAGAATTTGTACTTCTATTAAAAACATTTGTACCTGCCTTGTTGCATTCGAAAAAGTACCTGTAACTTGTTAATGAACTTGATAATCCCCAGACTGAACTAGAACCGCCAAATGAAAGGTGTGTATCATTTACTGCATTGTTTTTACATTCCTTTTCTGCAAAGGTATTTCTATCACTGTTATTTGAAAGCCATAAGCAGCACCTCAGCGGTGTATCAGTTGAATTGAAACTCATGTTCAATGTAGGTTTTTCGAAATTCACGGCAGAGTTATTTGTATCTAAACTTATTATTTCCCTAATTTGTACAAAGTCTACCTGATAAGTCTGATTAGAAGCAAATAACCATAATTTTGCATTACTTGAATTAGTAAACTCAACGTTCCAAGAAACTAATCTTTCATGTGATATATTAAAATTAACTATTGTCCTGCCCCAACCAAGATGTACTGGGTTAGTTAGACTAGTATCATTTGTTCTTATGACACTCCAAGTACCATTTAAGTTATCGTATAAAGTTACATTAATTAATTTAGTTAAGTTAAATTGTGCAGCAGTAGGGCCAGATATATTAGTATTATCATCATCGAAAGCAATTGTAACATTATTTGCTATTGTTCCGTTATATACAACAACAACAGGACTTACCGGACCTACACTAGTTCCAGTATGACCAAGAACTAAACTTAGTGAAACTATCAGTACCAACATTAGTAAAATTGAAATTTCCTTTATTTTATTCATTTTCCTTTTCCCCCTATAGACTAATATCACTTAATGTTGATGATGTTGCTACACCTGTTAATTCAACGTCATCCCCGCCTGCCGTTATTTTTGCGGTAGTTACTGTACTTGTTGCAAATGCTTCAAATTTTCCGTTAACTTTAACTTGGATTATATCACCATTTACTACTTCGGTAATTAAGTTTGCTAAATCTAATACAGCATTACCACTTGCATTAAATATCCCCGAAAGTGTTTCTCCGTTAGTTTGATTATAAACCCTGACAACGTGACCTGAACTTACATTAGTACTGGATATAGTTAATACGTACGAATTTCTTGGCATTAGTCTCGCCTCCTACCAACAGATGATGCAAAAACCTTTAAGTTGGTATTAACAGTAAGTACCTTAACACGAAAATTATCTACCCTGAATCTCGATTTTCTTGATATTGTAAAATTTCCATTTGCTTTAACAGTAACTGGATCTTTAAGAGTAAAACCATTAATCTGGTCAATTGAAATTATTTGGTCAGTTCGTAATTGTAAACTAATAGAATCTGCACCCATACCAAGATATTCGTTTGTTGCATTATCAAAACCAGAATCAGAAACGTGTACTAGAACATCAGAAATATTTGCTACTTGCCATTCAACATTTTCTACTGGTTTTGCTGGAACTGTTCCCATCTTTTTCCCCCTTTGTATCCGACCTTACTCGTGATAACCATTTTTTACCAACAAATCGATTAATTCTGATTCTTTAATAGGTGCCTTTACTTTTAAACCTATCGTTTTTGCAAGTTCTTTAAGTTCTTTAACTGTTTTTAATTTTAATTTATTTTTCAGTTCTGAATTTAAATTAACAGGTTCAACTTCTTTAGGTTTTTCAATAACTTTTTCTTCAATTTTTTTTTCTTCGTCGATAATGAAAGGTTTGATTTCTTCTAAAGATAAATGATACAAATCATTATCATAAACACATTCACCAACATAACTATGACCGTCACTCATTCTGATACTAATCCTATTTCCAGGAATTTTGAATTTTACCATTTGTTTCCTCCATTGACTAAATATAAAAAATAAAAAAAATAGTTGGAATTACTTGCCAACTACCATTACACGATACTCGTCTGTGGTTGTACTGACAACTGCCGTAAGTACTGCAACGCCATTAGTCAGTGCCTTTGAAGCACCGAATGGTTTATCAGCAGTAACTTCGTTTGTACCCCACCATGCATAAGCATCGTTGAAAGGTGTAGTTATTGTTTCACCATTAGCCAAGTTGGTAATCTCATACACAACGTACCTAAGGTCGCCAATAACACCCTGCTTTTTTAGTGTTTTAGTCGCTTCTGTCATAGTTTACCTCATTAAGGTGTTGCCAAGTTGTATATTAAAACTTGGTTGTCAAATCTTCTTAAGACTAATACTCCGTATGTCTTGAAGTATCCACCTCTAACGTCCTTTCTGATACTTGTATCGTCACCGACAATTGGTACGTGAACAAAGTCTACTCCGTTCAATACCCTCATTTCGATATCGTCCAAGTTCAACAGATACATTGAGTTATCTGTATATGACAGACTGGAACTTCCTGTATAGAGTACTCCGTTCTTGTCCATGAATCTTGATCCGACAAGTTCAAATCCTCTATAAGATAAAGCCCTCAATCCAAGATTACCTTCAACTGACGCTGATGGAAATCTTTGCTGTGGTTGGAGTTTCTGACTGATTTCGTCAAGTCTTTCCAATGACATAAAGAATACCTTTAAACCACTTCCGCCGTCTTGTTTATTGCTTTTAGTTATTGCACTGTCAAGCAAACTCAAATCAAACGGGCCTGTAGTAGTTGATGCTGCACCAACTAATTGTACATCCAATTCGTCTCTGGCTGCTGCCCTTGCAGTACCGTAAATCGAAGTTGTGTCACCAAGTGTTGCATTAGAGCTCATCAACTGTAGCAATCCATTAAATGAATTTGCAAACCCGTAGGCACTTGTATCAGAACCACAGATTATTGATTTCTCTTCAAGCAATTTCAGTGAGTCCAATGCGTCACGCGCTTCATCTTCGATTGCATCGTAATACGAAGCTGATCCTGCCAACATTAATCCAGTAACTTCATAGTCTGCCCTGTAAGCCTTTGCAGGTGCGAAGTACTGTATCTTGGAACTTGGGTACGGAGTGCCTGTTGCACCGTCACTATAGAAAGCAGCTTTTGCTGTGCTTCCTAAGTTTGTCCTGATGTTCCAAATAAAGGCAAGTTGGTTCATTGGTCTTCGCCTTAATCGTTGTCTTAAGTCAGTGCCCCTGTTAAGAGCATCGACTATCATTCTGTCTATCATTTTTTGAATTTCAACACCACCAATACCAGACCTGGCATCTCCACCAGTCGTGTTAGTTGTTGAAGTCAAAGCAGTTCTTACTTCTGCTAATGAGTCGTATGTACCGTTTTGCATTGTTTTATCCTCCATGGTTTTTCGGGAGTAAGTGTATATGATCCTTACTCTTAAGCGTTGCAAGAGTTTCAGGTGATAATGAACCCAGGGCATCGTATTCTGCCTGTAAAGCGATAGCCTTACCGAGTTCTCTGCCTTCTTCAATAGGTTTAAGAGTTTCTCTTAACCTTTGTCTAAAGTCCATATCATTCATTGGCTGGGGTGGTACGAGACCTCTACTTGGCATAGATCTTTCTTGCAACATTTTGTTTCTGTTTTCTAACTCTGCCTGGAGTTTTGTTTTCTCTTCGACCAGTTTATCTATTTCAGCCTGTCTTTCTTTTGTATCATTTTCCTTAATCAGTTTGTCTTTTTCTAGATTTTCCTGTTTAAGTTTTTCAATTTCAGCTTTAAGTCCATTTTCATTGTTTTGATTTTCTTCCATTTTCTTGCCTCCATTAATTATTACTTCCTGTGCACTTCTTACGGCAACATCAAGAACGTCATACATATCATCATAAGCGGGAGAATTAACTAAACTAATCCCGTAAATATCCATATCTTCTATTTGTGGAACAAGTTCATTGCCAATTGCATCGTAAATTTGTTTTACTTTAGTCGGAACGAAATTGAAACTGATTGAATTTAGATATTTGTCTTGAACAGATTTCCAGACTGCTTCAGAATAAGCAGAATGTTCTGAATCAATTTCTGCATAATGCGGGTTCATTACTATATCCAAATCAAGGAACTCATTATTTAATTCTGCAGCATCTAATTTAAGTAACTGCATATCACTTACTTTCATCCATTTATTAATATTATTTTTGAATTCTTTTAGATCCTTGCCAGTCTCTCTTGATAAATCATTTATTGTTCTGTTAACATTCATTTCTGCAATTGTTTTATGGTTCTCATCAATGAAAATTTCTTTTGATAAGATTTTCTTTTTGATTTTTTCCCAAGCACCGTCAGATATAATCTCTTTCAGACTTTCAATAGGAACACCATTTTCATCTTTCTTGAATAAATAAGAATATTTCTTTCCAGGTATTAATTTAGCCCTGCCTTTAATGTGTCGTTTAACAGTATTATTACTAGAACTTCGTATTTCTAATGCTTCTATTGGCAATAATATCTTATTTTCCATTTGATTATTTTTTTATGAAAGTCTTACTTTTGATAATCTAATGATAATTTATATACTAATCTTATATTTAATCTTTTCTAAAGTTTTCTTGAATTGAATTTCTCTTTACCTTCAGGACTATCACCTGTAGAATCCTTGTTACTGCCTTCTTCTTTGCCTTGTTTACGTCCTTTTCTTGTTCTGCTTTGCATACTTTCTATATCTTTCTCTTTAGGATCACCAATTTCTGTTCCATTAGGTATAGTGAATCCTTTCTCTTTAAGGAAAACCAGTGCAGGATGATTTTCGCCTTCTCCAGTCATTCCGGAATCTATCATGTTTCTTGCTATTCTCATTATTACATCTTCATCACCAAGGAAAACTGGCGGGAAATAAAACTCTACATTAGAAAGGCCAAGTATCGGCATTAGTTTCTTGTTAATGAAATTAGCAATACGTTTCTGTTTTGTTCGTAAATGATTCTCGAAAATGAATATCTGTGGTTCGCTTCGTCCACCACCTTCTTGTAATCCCAACATTGACGGAGGTACTCTCATTCTTGTAAGGATTTCTTCACGAAGATAAATAAGAACTTCCATAAGACCACCTTTAGTGAAATCAACAACGAACTGTTTAATTTCTACACCCTCGGTTTCTTTGGGCGTTCTTACAACCAAGTCTTGATTGATATTACTTTTAACACCTTGAAGTGTTTGCTTGTATTGCTGGAGTTGTTTACTGTTGGCACTTTTCAAGATGTGCACCATCTTTGGTGGGAGGTTCCTAAAGATCTGTGCAATGTAATGATTACCTAGTGTCCTGCTTGACAGTATTGAAGCTACACTAACGTTAGGTGCATAAGAATACACGTTAGAACCGAACCAGTTTTCTCGATAACAAAGTAATTCATCTGCTTCCCAGGTTGGCATATCACTAGGATTAGTGCCAGTAGTTGAGTTACTTACCTGAAGAAAACCCGTAACAACTCCATTTTTATCGAAATTCATCCTAGTAATGGGCGTCTCTAATGGCCATACTTCAAAGACTTTTGTTCCCTGATATCTTGGTTCCCAGTAAAAAGTTCCATAAGCTTCAGACTGTTTTAATGAATTAAGTAAAACCTCAAACATATTAAGATCATCAAAAGTTTTGTATGCTTTTTCTATATCGCGTGTATTTTTTCCCCTGAACCTGTATCCATTAGAAAGAATCAGTTCTGCTTTAAGATCAGTTGCAGTACTTATTATTGAATCGTTAAAATAAATGTCTTTAAGAATTTCATAATCGTGTGGCGGATTCTGGCCGACACTAGTATTACCTTGAGAATAATTTACTACGATACCTAAACTGCTTCTGATTTCTGCAAGAGGATCTGAACTTGGATATAACTCTTCATCAGATTGTTCCTCTTCCATAACTTTTAGTTACATAACTTCGCTTAAATACTTTTCTTTTTAACTAAAATAAGAAAAAAAAGGTAAAATCTTACCTGCAACATTCAAAAGTACAGTTTTTCTTTAATTCACTGTATTCTTCAGTACTGACTTTACATTCTTCAAGAAGTCTTTTCAGGACAACTTTATGTGCATCTTTACACCTTTTTCGTTGTGCTTCGATATCATCTAACTGAAGTTGTGTATTTAACTGTGTTGAACTTAGACTTTTAGTGTGCATTCTTATATTAAATTCAGCTTTTTTAATTTCAAGATCAAGGATACTTTTCTGGTTATTCATCCATTCTTTTTTGCTTTCCCAATCGTATCTTGGTTCAATTACTTTAAAATATTTTATTCTTAACTTGAAATCATCAATAATCAAACTTGCAGAATCTGTTTTCATTTTCAAGTCTTCTTCAGTAAGTTCTAGATTTAACTTAACTTGTGCAAGTTCGTCAGGGATTTTCTTAAGTCTGTCTGCATTACGTTTATAGTCTTCTTTCATTTTCGTCTTCATTTCGTCCATTGTTGGTTTAATTTCGTTAGTTTCCATTTTAGTCCTCCATTTCTTCAATTCCGTTCATGTTTGCCCATTCGTGGTCCTGCCGATAACTTAACGGGTTTACTTTCAGTTTCGGTTCATCTGGTATTATCATTCCAATAAGATCCCCGTCATCTTCTGTTTCAACAAGGAACGGATAACATGCCATACATAATGCATCTACTATATCAGATCGTTCACCTGCGGCAGCTTCGATAGTCACGTTAATTTTCTTTTTGATTTCTATAGTAACTTTAAGTTGTTTGATTAATTCAGGATGGTTAGTTAATTTAAGTTTTCCTGTATTGATTGCAGTCCTAAGCAAGTAATATCCTCTGTTTCGTTCTCCCGCGTTCTGGTCACTCCTGAAATTAAATGGCGTTACTGGATAACCATCATTTTTCAGACGCTGGTTAGTGAGATATCCCATACTTGCATCATCCGGAATTATATGCCTTAAATTAAATCTTTGAGTTAAACTAACTACATCTTTGTAAATATCAACATCAGAACCGTCAAGAGGATATTTATGTATCATTCTTGCTCTTAAAATTCCGTCATTGCTTTTACTGACTATGACTATTGAGGTATTGCTTGTCTTCCAGCCGTAATCCAAACCAAGACTGCACGGTTCAGAGTTCCAGTCCATCACTTCAGCAAGACTTTTATCTACACTGGCATCGACTTTTTCAAAATCAAAGAAGTTCGATTCGGATACGGTAAATAAAGCTTCGTATTCCTGTTGGAAATTTTTTAATTTACCTTCAGCGATCCAACTTGCCTTTTTCGATTCTATCATTTTGTACTGTTCAGGGTTTTCACAGTACCACCACGGTATCCAGAACCGTTCGAAAGTGTTAACTTCTTCTCTTTCATTGAACGGATTGAGGATTTTATAAGCGAGACCTGAGGCGCCGTTCGGGGTCGAAGCAGCAAAAATTGCGCCATTAACCGCAGAAGTTGTCGGTTCAAGCACATCATAATATAAATCCTCTTCAATAAACCCGATTTCATCAGTAAACAAAATATCTGCTGAATATCCCCTTGCAGAATCTGTTGGTGGCAAACTTTTTATCGTGCTACCGTTCCTGAACGTAATCTGGCTGGTGTTTTGGGGTTGGTCGTCAGCTAATTCTCTGCTAACGTAATCCATTTGCACACCCTTAGTACGTATTGACATTGTCCTATCACCCATCTCAATTAACTTTTTAATTTCACTCAATATATGTTTCGCTTGGGTGTCGCCCTTGCTTACAATAATTATTTTCGTGTTCTTATACAGTCCGCTTGGCATTGTGTTATAATATGCCGCCCAGAGTGCTATCATTGCCAACATGGACGTTTTTCCGATCTGCCTGGAGCTTATCATAATGATTCGTTTGCTTCCTTTCCTGACTTTTTCAAAAAAGTAGTGTTGGTAGAGATACGGTTTGATACCAAGTATGTGAAACACGAAATAACTTGGATTTATCATGCATTCAGAAATATGCAGTACAGTCTTAGGTTTGCAGACTTCGTCACGTGACTGTTTTATCTCTTCAGGAATCACCGTATAAGTTAATACCTCTTTTATTCCACGGATTATATCGCCATACTTGCTGTCACTTATCATGCTCGTTGCAAGATTCTCGGTTGCTAGATTTTCTATTTCGTTCATTTTAAGCCAATTGCATCGGAAAGGACTTCTCCAGTAACAATTACCTTTTTTTTACTTTTTAATCTTTCGTTAGACCTAGTACAACTTTCCTTGATAAAGTCAATTATGACCTTATGCATCAAGTCAACTGCTTTATTTGTAGGTTTACAGTACTTTTTCATTTCGTACTTAATCGTTGCTTTCTTCAGTCCTTTCATTATTCCTCTTTATCTTTTTCAGAATTATCTTGATTTTCTTTGGTTTCTTGCTTTTTTAGTTCCTTAATCCTATTTTCCATATAGTTATCAGTACTGACATTACCGTGAACAACAGGGGGCAAGTCAGGGACAGTATCTTTATCGTAAAGGTCAGGATCCATTTCGATTAATTCGGCATCCTGTGTGAAACTGCTTTTGATTATTCTTGGATTATTCGAATCTAAATCGTATTTCATTATTTCTTTTACCACGTCCAGTTTCAATCTAACTAGTTTATGCCATTCTGCACTGCTCAACTTTTTACTCTGCCCGTCTATGAACTGTTGTAACTGGATCCTTGTTTGGATATCGGCTGCGTCCCTAATTAATACAGTAATTGGCTTTTTCCATTGTCTGATATTCTCAAAGTAAATCCTGCGTATATCCTCACAACCCCTCTGCTGCTGGGTCCGGCTCATTAATTTCCGGTACTCACAGTAATCGAACACAGGACAAGTGTCACAACCACCAAAGTTACGCATCTTAAGGCCAATTCCAACACTAGGCGTATTACTTACACTCTTGTTATGGTTAACTTCCTTTACAGGTTCAAGACGCTTTTCTTTTAAACTTTTTTCGTTCATTCCAGTTTTTCCATTTTGACTTCAGTTAACATCTTTACTATAGCCAATTTCTTGTTTGGTAAGTTATAGTAAACCTTAACCAAGTCAACTTTCTGGTTCAATTCGTCATCCAACTCTACTACTAATTTTACCATGTTACAAAGAATAACAAAAGAGTATATAAAGTTACTTATTGTTTCTAAAGTAACCAGAATCTTACATAGTTAGCCCGACTGGCGACTGAAGTCCTAAGTATTAAAGAGACACCATATAACTAAGAATAAGTGTACTAAAACAAAAGAATGAACTTAGCATCGAAGTTGACGTCTTGGGAATTCTGAGATCTTTCTGGAATATTGAAATCTTTCTGGAATTCTGACTAGCTTATGCCCCTATCCGCTGTCCGTTCTTGTTTTGGTTTCCTGAAGTCAATGGATGTCCTTGGATGGCTTATAATGTGCTTGTGGGTTGTATTGGCATATTTTTTATTTGGTTATTGTGTGAGCATTGCATGGGCTTATGGTTGATACTATAAGAGATCCTTACCTAAAAATTATGTGCCTCAACAAGTAGTTTAAGCTCCAAATAGACGCCAAATAGACGCCAAAATAGACGCCATTCAGAGAGAGAGAGAGTGTCAAGGTAACCACCATAGTAACCATAGGTAACCACCATAAAGTATTTAAGTAACCATCACTTACAAAAGGGTAACCAAAATAGTATAATATAAGTAACCATAATAAATAAACGTGGTTACTGGGATGGTTACTATATGGCAAAACAAATTAAGATCAGTGATGAAGTTTATGCATTACTTCAGACAAAAAAAGGCGATTCATTCACCGATAAAATAAGCAACCTTTTGAGCCCGTCGGCGATTGAGACCACAGATGATCAGCCAAATAACCCAGATAAACAACCTATACAAGAGGACGCCCTACAAGATGTATATATCACACTCACCGACGTAACTAATAAATTAGGACTATTAGAAACAGCCCTAAAAGGGACTAATAAACTGATCCAAACAAAACAAGAAGAAACAGAAGGCTATATCAAGGAAATGATGAAAGCAAACGGCTTAAAATAACTAAAACCTTTAATCAATACTTAAAAGTTTTAATAAAAAAACCTTTAATCAACGCTTTTGGTTATGGTTACTACTTTACTACTTTGGATCTGTTGTCTTCCTTATTATTCTGCGGGCTTCACTTGGCAGCCGGCCTTTACTCTGACTAAACTATAACTTACTACGAAATGACAAAAAGGGTAGGTATTTGAGTGGTATTGGCTGAAAGAATGAGTTAATAGTATAGAAAGATTTATATACTAATTATACTTGGTAATATTAACCTTAATTGGTTAGGATGGTAAAAATGAAAACACAAATAGAAATTAATATGATGGTTTGTCCTAAATGCACACCAAAAGATAAGTATAGGACTAATCATAGAATTAGTAAGGGCATAATGAGAACTGACTATATTTGTAATAGTTGTAATAGAAAAAACTATTATAGTGATAAAGAGGTGTCAGAATGATTAACATAGTAGGTTATGGATTAGTTGCAGTGATTTTTTTAATTTTAATAGGTATGTTGATTTTGCAGCTTGGTT